AAAGTGGGGGGATTACCGGTGCGCTTTGCGGTTGGTCCGCTGTCAAGGGTTTGGACGCGCCATGACGCGATGGCTCCTTGCAATCCTGTTGCTTGGTGCGGTTTTTTCTGGTCATTTGCTTGCAGCGGAACCACCTAACGGCGGTTCGTTTGGTGACCAGGGTGCTGCCTTTCAGGCGTGTAATGCGCGTGGCGATTGGTGGCTTGGCAACACGCGCCCCGGTGTCCCTAGCGCGCAGTATCAGTGTCGTCGTGAGGATCAGCCGCCCGATGTTGGCGCTTATCGGTTGTGGCTGTCTGCGGACATGCCCTTTGCGCCTACCAGCAGTTTTGTGTTTCCGCTGTCTAATCAGTGTGCATCTCGACCTGCATCTACATCTGGCTGGTCTGCTTTGGGAAATGGTGCAAGTTGTCAAGAAGGGTGTGCTATGGGTCCTGCGACCTCTGCCGATAGATTCAGTGCCGGTGGTAAGACGTATTTTAGTCTCGCTGGTGCTAAGCCGACTGGTGCAACGTGCAGTTATGGCGACGGATCGGGCGAGGGCGTCAAAGACCAGGACTGCGTCCAGTCCGGCACGCTCACGATGTGCATTCGCAGCGATGGCAAGAACTGCGCGACAGCTTCCACTGGTAAACAGTTCTGCTGGTCGCCCGGAGAATCCGGCGTCAAGAAGGCCGACAACAACAATCAGGCCGCCACCAAGTCCCCTGAGAATGCGGCTATCAATGCGCCCAAGGATGCGCCATCTAACGGCGGCGATTGGAAGGTTACGGGGCAGGGTACGTCCTCGGAGACTAGAGGCGGCGTTACGACTAATTCAAACGTCACCACATTCGATAGTACTTATGGCAAGGACGGTTCCGGCAAGGGGGACGGCACCGGCTCTGGTACGGATTCCGGTAGCGGCGACGGCGACGGCGAAGAAGGCGAAGGCGATGATCCTGGCGAGGGTGCAGCGATAGGAGACCTTTACACCAAGAGCAATAAAACCGTTGAATCTGTCGTTTCCAAGTTCGCCGCGCAGGTGCGCTCCACTCCCGTTGCCGGTGGCATCGCAAGTTTTATGACCGTTCCAGCTGGTGGTTCTTGTCCTGTGTTTAGCCTCGGTGCCTCCAAGTGGTGGAATGCCATGACGATTGATTTTCACTGTGGCGGTACATTTCTCGCGTTTCTGCGTGCGTGCGGCTGGGTTATTTTGGCAATTGCTGCGTATGCGGCTATTCGCATCGCTGTGACATAAGGGGCAGGGTATGCAAGCTGGTTGGTTGAGTGATCTAACCGCCTGGATTTGGAAGGCCGTCAAACTCGTTTGGCAGGCTTTTTCTGATTTCGTGGGCGATCTTTTTGTGATGTGGCTTGATCAGACGCTTTCTGCGGTTCTCTATGTCATGAACCTGCTACCGCTCCCCGATTTCATGAAAGGGCAGAGCATCGGCGGCATGCTCGGAAATGCCGGCAGCACGATCTTGTGGTTTGCGGACGTGTTCATGATCGGTCCGTCGCTCGTTGCCATCGGCGCGGCGATGATTTTCTACTTGTTGCGTCGCGTCCTGACGCTCGGGATTTGGTGAGATGCTTGTTTTCAATGAAGGCGTTCCGCGTGCCGGCAAGAGCTATGATGCGGTAAAGAATCACATATTGCCCGCGATCAAGAAGGGTCGTCGCGTCTTCGCGCGTCTCAACGGTCTACGGCATGATCGCATTGCCAAGCATCTGGGCATTGAAGAGAAAGACGTGCAGCATTGCCTTGTGCTGGTTGACACCAAGCATGTCGCCGCCATGTTTGCTTGCACGCAGGATGAGTCCGGCAAGTGGTGCATACCGGACCAATTCAAAGACGCGTTGGTCGTGATCGATGAGGTGCACGAGTTCTATGTCAACGAGCGCAAACCGCTGGAACCAGCGGTAGAGAATTTCTGGGCTCTGCTTGGTCAGAACGGTGGCGATGCGGTCATCATGACGCAGTGGATCAATCGCTTGCACTCGGCGGTCAAGGCGCGCATCGAGAAGAAGAACACGTTCCAGAAGCTCACGGCGGTCGGCATGAAAAGCCGGTATCGCGTGACCTATTTCCACACGACTTCACCCGGCAAGTTCGAAAAGGTCGGCGGACAGACGCTCAAGTACGATCCCGCGATTTTTCCGCTTTATGACGGGTATGCCCCTGGTGCCGAGAATACCGAGGTTTACGAAGAGGGCGGTAAAAACGTCTGGGCCGCGATGGCCGTGCGTGCCGTGATTTTTCTGGTCGTTGGCGGCGTTGGGCTGTATTTCTTCGCGAGCTATTTCAACAAGGGCAAGCAGCCGCCGCATGCTGCTGCTGGTCCGTCATCGACGCCAGCGGTCGGGCAGGTGTTCAAACCCGGTGAGTTGGTGTCTGCACCAGGGCAGGGGTTGCCTAATCCCGTTGCTGATCCGCTCGCCGATCTCAGTACTGAGCAGCGCTATGTGATCCAGCTTGCAGAGAAAGGCCGTATTCGCGTTGCTGCCGTTGCGCAAGTGGATGGTCGCTATCGCGCCTGGGTGCAGTGGATCGATACCTCCAACATCGTGTTGGAGCAGCTCGACTTGGCGCAATTGCAGGCACTTGGGTTTGAAGCCAGCGTGCAGCCTTACGGTGTGCGGTTGGTGGCCGGCAAGCACACCGTTGTTGCCACTGCATGGCCGTGGCACGAGCCAGTGCGCGAGCAGGACCCACGGCTCTATAACACCTCGGCGGATGGCAAGAGCGATGGCGCTGCTGGCGTTGCGACCGCAGGGAGTGACGCCGGCGGCGCTGATCGCGATCACGAGCGTGGTGGCGTGATTGGGCGTGTTCCGCGCAGCCAGGGCACGTTCCCTGAGTCCCCCGGTTATCAGGTGCAGAGCTACACGTCTCCAACCACGTTGGATATGTGATTTCGTCCCGCGTTACGATTCAGCACGGATCGTTCGGCAACTCCTGCCAGCCGTTCGACAGTCGTCGGAAGCGCTTGTGTTGAATGCACCGCTCGTCTGATTCCAGTTCGCGTAGTTGCAGCCGTGCCGGCTCTGCACGCTGAGAGCGTGGCGTGTATAGAGGTTGCGGCCCGACTGTGGGCAGCGCGGCGCTGACGCTGCGCAGGGTGAAGTAGCCCAGGCACAGCGCCACCACCCCGGCGAGTGCTGCGGTCATCAGTTGGCCGACGAAGATGCCCAGGGCGATTTCCCACCAAAGCCCATCATGGTTGTTTTGCGGTCTGTAACTCATACGGCCCCCGTTGACGATGAACGGGCATTGTAGGGGTGTAGGGGCATAGCCCCTACGGATAACGCCTCACCCGCGCCGTGGACGCCGCCGCCCCCGTCCAGTCGGGCTGCGCCGGGCACTGGCGGCTACCCCCTTACCACTCTCAACTGATAACCGCTTTTCACGCCTGCGCTGGAGTACGTCGCGCAGGTAGATCACTTCGGCTGGCCGGGGGTGCCACACGCGCTCACGTCCTTCCGCCATCATCAGTGCCCATTCGCGTGCAATGTTGCATGTCAGCGACCAGTAGCTCATCCCGACCGGATCGATGTCCCGGCCTTCTGGTGTGAAGAATCGGTGTCCCTGGAAACCAAAACCGGCCCAAGGGCCGGTCAGGTCTACGCGATCGTAGGTGTCTAGCTTCATTGTCCAGTTCGCTTCCTGTGGAGGGACCAGCAGTGATAGGCCGCCAGAGCGCACAGAAGCGTCAACACGCCACTTCGCATAATGTATATTATGTCAGGATGCTGTCGGCACTTTCGTTTAGATCGTTCCCGTTTTGGTCTCAAAGAGACTTTCTCTTCCGATGCGCACGATCCTGAGAAATCCTCGATGTTCAAGACGCACATCACCAGCGCACCTCATCCCGGCCGAGTCGCGTGCCGGACGTCAGATAGCTGCCGTCCTGCCGCGACCGTCCTCTTATTCGTTGTGCTTGGGTCCACCGATCCTTGACTGATCTTCGCTAACACCCGAACAAAAACGACGGCCGCCGATTGCATCCATGCGTATTACTCGAGGATGCGATCACCGTGCTCATTCTCTGCACAGAAGATCGCATGCATGGCGCTCAGCAAGGCCGCCACTTTTGGGTCGGCCAAGCGATAAATGATGGATCGTGATTCGCGACGCGTCAGAACCAATTGCCGCTGCCGCAGGTCGGCCAGTTGCTGCGACAAGGCCGGCTGCCGAATGCCTGTCGTCGCTTCCAGACCGCTGACGGTAGATTCGCCCTGCGACAACTGGCACAGCAACAGCAGGCGCGACGGTGTGGCGATGAAACGGAGCAGCTCGGCCACGTCTGGGACGCGCTCCTTCATGGCGGCAAGAGCATCGGTGGAGAAAGCAGATTCGGTCACGAGGCGTTGGCATTACGGATCAGGGTTGTAGAGGGTAACGGCTAGGCACAGCTGCGACTGAACGAGAACGGCCGGTGCTTGCTCAATAGTTGCATTGTAAATACAACTATTAGATTGTTTCTTTACTCCCTCTCGACGCTGCTATCGTGAACCATCTGACTGCACCCGATACCTGCCTGGCGGCGGCCTGCGCTGTCGTGGAGGACACCCACTCCGGTCGCATGGGCGCACCGCACGTGGCGACGTTCTTCGACCCTGTGACCTTTACCGCCAGCCACGTGGTCCGGGATCCTGGTTCGTCGGCCTGCGCGATCATCGACAGCGTGCTCGACTTCGAGATGGCGTCTGGCCGTACCGCGACCGGCTCGGCGCAAGCGCTTGTGCACTACGTGCGCGACCAGGGCTTGCAGGTGCAATGGCACCTCGGAACACATGCCCATGCAGACCACCTGTCGGCGGCGCCATGGCTGCAGCAGCAGGTGGGCGGACAGCTCGCCATCGGCCAGCGCATTACGTCCGTGCAGCAAACCTTCGGCAGCCTTTTCAACGCCGGTACGGAATTCAGCCGGGACGGCAGCCAGTTCGATCATCTCTTCGCTGACGGCGCAGCATTCACCATCGGACATCTGCACGCAGTTGTGCTGCATGTTCCCGGACATATGCCCGCGTGCATGGCGTACCTCATCGGTGACGCGCTGTTTTCGGGCGACACGTTGTTCATGCCGGACTACGGTACGGCACGCTGCGATTTTCCGGGCGGCTCTGCACGCCAGCTCTATCGCTCCATCCAGCGGCTGCTGGAACTGCCCGACGCCACGCGTGTCTTCGTCTGCCACGACTACAAGGCCGCAGGCCGGGACCAGTTCGTATGGGAAACCACCATTGGTGCGCAACGCAGCGCGAATGTGCATCTGCATGCGGGCGTTTCCGAGGCGGACTTCGTCCAGATGCGCGAGACACGCGACGCCACGCTTCCCATGCCGAGCCTTTTGCTTCCATCGGTACAAGTCAATATGCGCGCCGGTCATCTGCCCGCGCCGGAGGACAACGGCGTGCGCTATCTGAAGCTGCCGTTGGACGTGCTATGACGCTTCCACACTTGGCGTGGTATTGGCCGCTGATCGGTGGGCTGATGATCGGCACCGCGTCTGGCGCGTATTTGTTGCTCGTCGGCCGCATCGCCGGCATCTCCGGCCTGCTTGCCGATGCGCTTGGTCTGCAAGCGGGCGGTGCGCGCTCGCTGTCCATCCTGTTCCTGGCCGGGCTTCTGACAAGCGCAGGCGCGGCACTGGCGCTCAAGCCCATCGCGCTCGCGCCGCTAAGCGGCACCAACTTGCCTCTGCTGATCGTGGCCGGCGTGCTGGTGGGCTATGGAACCCGTCTGGGTGCCGGCTGCACAAGCGGACATGGCGTGAGCGGGCTGGCGAGACTGTCGCCGCGCTCGATCGTCGCCACCACCGTGTTCATGCTGCTGGGCATGGCAACAGTGATGGCCGTGCGGGCCGTCGCTGGAGCCGGTGCATGATCCGCGTGGCTGCTTTTCTCTGCGGGGCGTTGTTCGGTCTGGGCCTGGTGATGTCGGACATGGCCAACCCTGCGCGCGTCCTTGCTTTCCTCGATGTCGCCGGTGCCTGGGATTACTCGCTGGCCTTGGTGATGGCAGGCGCGCTGATCCCTTCGGCCATCGCCTACCGATGGGCGCGCGCACGTCGCACTCCCCTGCTCGCCCCGACACTGCAGCTGCCGCAACAGCGGCGCAT